CAGTTATGAGTTCCATCTTTTTTTTTTGGAATTTAGGACTCGAGTTATCGACAATTATGACGAACTCTTTGGACAAGGGGCAAACACAAGCCTTGACGCAGTTTCTAACTTCTCAACCAAATGGGGTTGGTATCAGTCGCTTTACGGACTCGCTCAAGGCGACATTACACGATTTGAAGATATCACTAAACTAAATTTCCACAGTTGTTTTATGATGTTAGCATTTTTAAAAGACAAAGCAGAAATAGAAGCAAATCAAATGAAGAAAAAATTTAAATAATGGCAAACTTAAATCAAGGCGTAAGAGGATTTTATCAATTAACAGAAACTATAAAGACTGAACTTTTACAAGATGTTAGTATCAACACAGTTACAACAGGAGACATAACAGACGTCAATCTGAATAAGCAAGATATGTTCCCACTTGGGCATATTATAATTAATAACGTAATTGATAACGAAAATACTTTAGATTTTAACATCACAGTTTTAGCTTGTGATATTGTGAACCAAAGTAAAGAACTAACGGTTGACAGGTTCGTTGGCAACAATGATGTTCAAGATATCCTTAATACGCAATTGGCGGTCTTAAATCGCCTTATACAACGTTTAAGAAAGGGAACTCTTTATACCGAGATGTATCAGCTAAACGGAAGTCCGAGTATTACTCCATTTTATGACAGATTTGAAAACCAACTAGCAGGTTGGAGTGCAACAATGGATATTCAGATTTATAACGATATTTATATTTGCCCATAAATGAAAAACAAGGAATTAGAAAAAGTACTTAACGGATTTGCAACTGAAGTTGTCAGGAGAGCTAAAATGAATTTAGTAGACGACAAGAAAAGTAGGGGCGAATTGTATGATACTCTTAAATATGATTTGACAGTTGAACCAAGTATTTTCTTAGTTGATTTTATGATGCAACCTTACGGTATGTTTGTGGATAAAGGTGTACGAGGTAAAACATCGGTTTACCCTGAAACTGCAAGTGCTATGTCAGTCTTTCAATACGGAAGTGGGACAGGACCGAAAGGTGGTTTAACCAAAGGCATTTTAAATTGGCTGAATAAAAAAAGATTTCAATGGCGAGATAAACAAGGTAGGTTTTTAAGTTATGATACAATGAGTTTTTTAATTGCTCGAAGTATTTACAATAAAGGCTTAAAGGCTAATCTATTTTTTACAAAACCTTATGAGGAATTAATAAAGGGATTAGACAAAGACATTGAAGATGGGTTTTTTTTAGATGTAGAAAACGCAATTATATTAGGTTCAAAATAAATAAATAAAATGGCAAACATAGCATTAAGAAGTCCGCAGTTTAAAAGCATAAATGTATCATCATTATCGGTGCTATCTACAACATTAACCCTTACCATTGATGGTATTTTAAGGTACACAATTGCTAAAAATAAAAGTTCGCTTTCAGATACATCGTTTGAAATATCGGAACTTTGCAGAGATTATTTAACGATATATTATTCAGGAAGCAACACGCCTAATACCATATCCATTGGCTCAATCTTAACAAATTATGATGGTGTAAATGGAACAGGTAGCGTAGTGGGAACACCTGTTGTTTTTAGTGACGTTGGATGGGAAGCATACGGAACGTATCTTAATGGTTCTAACCCTATAAACACTGCAGACAGGACTGTACCAACTTGGTTAATTGCACCAATAAAAACAGAATCTTATTCGAGTAATGAATTTGAAATTTTTGTACCTATTGGCGTGAGTGGTCGTGTTGCAGGAGTTACAAGTTCAGGTACTGTATTTACACAAATATATAGCGACACAGATACTGAAGTTTCAAATGCATCTCAAACAGATGACATAAAAATAACTCGTATAAATTGCAGTAAATACGGAAATGGCAGAGAGATAGTTTTTATTAATAAATATGGCGCTCAACAAGACCTTTGGTTTTCTTTAAAAGAAACTCAAAACCTAAGTCGTAAAAATGAAAATTACAAGTCAAATACATTGTACTATGACGATGCACCGCCTTATTATCAAATTTCTGAAGCACCTATAAGTACCTTTAATACCATTGCTAAAAAGACATATACTTTAAATTCAGGTTACTACCCCGAGGGGGCTACTGAATATTTTGAACAACTACTTTTGAGCGAATATGTTTGGATGAAAGTTTTTAGAAAGGAAAACCCTGTGAGTGAATTAACCATACCTGTTCGAGTTAAATCTTCAAGAATAGAATTAAAAACATCTTTAAATAACAGATTAATTAATTATACAATAGAATTTGAAGATGCGTTTGATTACATAAATAACATAAGGTAACACAGAAATAACATAGATGCAAGAATTACAATTATACATAGAGGGTACAAGGATTGATTTATTCAAAGATGAAACGGTTTCTTTAACTCAAACAATTCAGAATGTAAAAGATGTAGCTAAAATATTTACCTCATTTACAAAGACGTTTACTATTCCTGCGAGTAGTACAAATAACAAGATTTTTAAACACTATTATAATTTTGACATTGTAGGTGGATTTGATGCAAGGATAAAAAAAGACTCAAGAATAGAATTAAATTCAATACCATACAAAACAGGGCGAATTAGATTAGAGGGGGTTGCTTTAAAAAATGGAATTGCTTATACTTATAAAATTACATTCTTTGGTAATACAGTAGAATTACCTGATATTTTAGGAGAAGATAAATTAAGTTCTTTATTTTTTTCAAGTTCAGATTACAGTATACCTTATACTGCTGCATACATTAGAGCATATATGGGTGCAGTTGGTAACAGTAAAATTATAACTCCATTAATTACTCATACAGATAGTATTTATTATAATTCAGGACAAAATATTGCAGGGACTAATAATGTTAGTTATAATAGCGGAGTGATTAAGGGGCTTAAATGGGACCAATTAAAATTCGCTATTAGACTGTATGAGTTAATCTTAGAGATTGAAGCAAAGTACACTATTGCGGAGGGTTACTCGAATAATATAGTTTTTTCAAGAGATTTTTTTAATACATCAAATCCTAGTTTTTACAATTTGTATATGTGGTTACATCGTAAAAGTGGAGCAGTAAAACCTGCAGAGCAAATAACATCTGTTTCAAGTCAAGTTACTTTTGCAACACCTTCACCACCAAATGCTCATTTAATCTCAACAGGTGCTAATATTATTACTCCTGCTGATATGTTGACTTACCCTAATAGGGTTACAAGCCATAGTTTAAGTTTTGCAACTTCAAGCGCAGCAGCCTATGTAGTAAATGTAACGTTAAATGGAAGCCCATATTGGCAATCAACAAGCGCTTCAGGACCTCGTACTTTTACAAATCAATTTGCATTAGTAGGAAACGGAGTTTTTAATATTTTTGTTACAGCAGGAACAACTATTTCTTTCACAAATGTGGAATGGGAATTTGACGGTGTTTATTATTTTGTTCAAGGTGGTAGCGCAAGTTTTTACACAGATACATTAACTACAACTTCTTTTCAGATTACAAACGATTTTGATTTTTTAGTAAAAGAACAAATACCTGATGTTACTATAATGTCATTTCTTACAGGATTATTTAAGATGTTTAATTTAGTTGCTTATGCAGATGAAAATAATACGATAGTAGTTAGACCTTTAGAAGCAACTGACGCATCTAAATTCAGTACTGAAGATAATTTATCATATTACACAAATTCAGATATTAACGGTAATGATGCACCAATAAATTACAATATATCTAGTTTTATAGATACCACTAAAAGCAACGTAAATATAGCATTACCTTATAACGAAATTGTTTACGGATATGAGGGTACAGGAAGTTTTTTAGCTAAACAACATAATCAATTAGCAGGGAGCAATTGGGGAGCTTTAAGTTATTCAGGTGACCCACAAGGGCAAACAGGGGGTGTAAATTATAATGCTTCTACCGAGATTTATAAAGTTTTAGTACCATTTGAGCATTTTAAATACGAAAGGTTAATTAACGTCACAGGTAGCGTTGACACAACAATTCAATGGGGTTATTCTGTAAATGAAAATAAACAACCATACATAGGAAAACCTTTAATTTTTTATGCTATATATAGAAGTAGCGGCTTAACACCAATTGGTTTGGTAACAACTGATACCTCTGTTTTCCCTATATCGGATTACACAATACCATCAAATAGTTTATTTATAAATTCATCAACAGGTAAGCAAAATATAAATTTCAATAATGAAATAAATGAATACACAAGAACAAATGCTTTTACTGACACTTTATTTTCAGTTTATCATAGTGAATACATTATAGATGTTTTTAATACAAGGAGACGAATTACACAAGTAAGTGCATATTTACCATTAAGGATATTATTTGATTTTAAATTAAATGACACGTTTGAAATAAATTCACAACGATATATTATTAACTCAATTACTACAAATCTTCAGAACGGAAAAAGTAGTATCGAATTACTAAACGAAGTATGATAAAAAACATATTAGAGTTGCTACAAGTAGCAGATGGAGAAACAGAGAATATTAGAATCGCACAAGGTAAAAATTCTTTACCAAAAGATTTTAAAGAAGTGATTGAAAAAATTAAAAACAATACAAAATGGCAGTAGAAAAAACGTTTGTAATTAAGGTAGATACAAAGGGTGCAGTTAAAAGCGTAGATAACCTAAATAAAGAAATTGAAAGTACAACAGAAAGTACTGAACAATTTGAGGGAGTTATCGGACAACTTGATAAAATGACAGGTGGTCTTGCTTCAGGATTTACAGGACTTGGTAAAGGTTTGAAAAAAGTTACAGGCTCTTTTAAGACTATGAGGGGTGCAATAATCGCAACAGGACTTGGTGCTTTAGTTTTAGCAGTTGGTGCTTTAGCTTCAGCCTTTACATCTTCAGAAGAGGGACAAAACAAGTTCAACAAAATGATGCTTGTTATTGGTTCGGTGGTTACGGTATTTACTGATAAACTTGCGGACTTAGGGATGTTACTAATTAACGTCTTTACGAATCCTATTGAATCACTAAAATCATTCGGTACAAGTATCAAAACATTTGTAATGGACAAATTTGATGCAGTAATGAAAAGCGTTGGATTATTAGGTTCGGCAATTAGTAAACTATTTAGTGGCGATTTTTCAGGAGCATTTGAAGATGCAAAAGATGGAGTTATCGGACTTAACAATGAATTGAACCCTGCGGTTATTTTAATTAATGGAGTTATAGCAGGTACTAAAAAATTAACTCAAGCATCAAAAGATTTAGCAAAACAGATTGCAGATAATGCAAGAAGTGCAGCAGCTATTGCAGATAAAAGAGCTCAAGCAGATAAATTAGAAAGGGACTTGATTTTAGAAAATGCTGAAGCAATTAAAAAGAGGGCAGAACTACTTAATAAAGCGATTGATAAAGAAAAGTTTTCATTACAAGAAAGGATTGATTTTTTGAAAGAAGCAGGAACTGTTGAAGATGAAATTGTAAATAAACAATTGACTGCTGCTAAATTAAGATTGGCTGCACAAGTTGCTGAAAATAAATTAGGAAAATCAACCAAAGAAGATTTAAAAAAAGAAATACAATTAAAGGCTAATATAATTGCTTTAGAATCTGCAAGACTTTTAAAAGCAAGAGAGGTTTCTGCTCAAATTATAGGATTAAATACTGAAGCAAAAGCAGCAGAAGAAGCTGCAACAAATGAAAAGATTGCACAAGAAAAAGCAGTACAAGATTTTAAAGATGGACTTAGAATAAAAGACAAAGAGAATAAATTTGCTGATATCGAACAAGAAAGAGCAGACAGAATAAAAGCATTAGAAGAACTAAAATTAGATAAAGAAACAGAGCAACAAATGCTGATTGATGTCGAACAGGCATTTAAGGAAAAAAAGAAAATAATTGAAGAAGAAGAAAAAGTAATTGCTGACGAAAAATTAGCTGCTTTTTTAGAATCTGAATTACAGAAAAAAGAACTAACATTAGAAGAACAAAAGAATGAAGCACTTGCTGAAGTTACAAGATTAAATGGAACTGAAGAAGACAAGATGCGAATACGCAAAAAGTTTAATGATGAACAAACTAAAATAGAGGGTATAAAAAGAGATGCAGAAGTAGATATGGCTAAAAGTACTTTTGCAGGAATAGCTAATCTTTTGGGTGAAAATTCTAAAGCAGGAAAAGCTGCTGCTGCTGCTGCTGCATTAATAAATACCTATCAGGGTATAACTGCGGAATTAGCTACAAAGACTGTTACACCATTTGGATTTGCTTTAAAACTTGTAAATATTGCATCAACTGCAGCGATTGGTTTTAAGTCGGTAAAATCTATTTTAGCAACTAACCCAAAAGCAGGTGGCGGTTCGGCTACTAACCCTGCATCAGGAGCAGCAAGTGCTTCGCCATCAGCGATTCCTGAACCTCCTGCATTTAACGTGGTAGGAGCAAGTGAAACCAATCAATTGGCGGATGCTATTGGCGGTCAAGCTTCACAACCTGTACAGGCATTTGTGGTGTCAAGTGATGTAACTACTTCGCAAAGTTTAGACAGAAACATTGTTACGAGTGCTACAATTGGATAAAGAAATACAAATTTTAAAAATTAATACGTTATATAATTATGAGAATAATCGAACTAATATTAGATGAAGAACAAGAAGATGCAGGAATTGAAGCGATTTCAATAGTTGAAAGCCCTGCGATTGAATCTGACTTTATTGCTCTAAAAAATCAGGAAATTAAACTTGCTGAAATAAATAAAGAGAAACGTTTATTGATGGGTGCATTGTTAATTCCTAACAAACCTATTTACAGAAAAGGAGACGAGGGCGATTACTATATTTTCTTTTCAAAAGAAACAGTTGTAAAGGCTTCGCAATTATATCTTAAAAACGGAAATCAATCACAGACCACATTAGAACACGAAAAATCTTTAAACGGTTTAACGTTGGTTGAAAGTTGGATTGTAGAAAATAAGGAAAAAGACAAAACTGCTTTATATGGTTTGGACGTACCTGTTGGTACTTGGATGGGTTCGGTAAAAGTTCAAAACGAAGATGTTTGGAATGATTACGTAAAAACAGGAAAAGTAAAAGGCTTCAGTATTGAGGGTTACTTTGCTGATAAAATAGAATCGCCAAAAGAATCTATAAAAGAAGAGTATTCTGAAGAAATTACATTAAATGAAATCAAAAAAATTCTAACAGATGTCAAATAATACAGAGGACAATATTTATATAGGCTCAAGAACCTCGCCTAAAGGCAGTAACAGAGCTTGTTTATGTTGGGATAAAAATACGTATTCAATAGAATGTTGCGATGGCTCAATGAGAGCGCAAGGCATTGGAGTGATCACAGGAACGGTAAGCGAATAACAATCGAAAATGCAAATTTTAATTTAAACCACGTTATATAATAAATATGAAAAGTAAACTAAATCAAATTAAAGAACTTCTAAACATTCAGGTTAAGCTTGAAGAAATGAAGTTAGAAAATGGAACAGTCGTATCGGCTGACTCATTTGAAAAAGACTCTGAAATTTTTATCGTTACAGATGACGAAAAAGTAGCAATGCCTGTTGGCGAATATTTACTAGAAGATGGTAGATTAATTGTAGTTTCTGAAGAGGGACTAATTGCTGACGTTAGAGATGTTGCTGACGATGTTCCTGCAAAGGAAGACGAAGAGGGCGAAGAAATTACTTCTGACTTAGAACAAGAAGATAAAGAGATGGCAGAAGATGGCGAAGCAGATGTTGCTGATTGGCGAGGAATGGAGAAACGAATTCAAAATTTAGAAGATGCTATTGCTGATTTAAAAGGCGATAAGGAAGCTAAAATGGAAGACGTTGAAGAGGAAGAAATGAGCGAAGAAAAAAGCAATGTTTTGAAATCGAGAACTGTAAAAGAAGAATTTTCAAAAGAAGAACTTTCTGAAGCATCAAGTAAACCAATAAAACACAATCCTGAAACTGTTGGGACAACTGTAAAAAAGCACGAGTTTATAAAAAATAAATTTGGAAGTTCAGCAATGGACAGGGTATTAAATAGATTAAATAAATAAAAAACAATAAAATGAGTAAATTAGACAAACTACAATTAGCTACTGCTACTAACATTACAACGACTTATGCAGGACAATTTGCAGGCGAATATATCGCTGCTGCATTATTATCTGCATCAACTATTGACGATGGTGGCTTAACAGTAAAAGCAAACATTTCTTTTAAAGAAGTAATTAAAAAATTAGCAACAGGGGCTTTAGTTACTGCTGCAGGATGTGATTTTGCACCAAACTCTTCAGTTACTTTAACAGAGAGAATTATTCAACCTGTTGAATTACAAGTTAACTTACAATTATGTAAATATGATTTCGTAAGCGATTGGGAATCACAATCAATGGGATTCGGTTTAGGTCAAACTTTACCTCCTAAATTTTCTGACTTTATGATAGCACACGTTGCTGCTGAAGTTGCACAAAATACTGAATTTAACATTTGGCAAGGAGATACTGCTGCTGCAACTAATAATTCATTTGATGGATTTAACAAGTTAATTGCTGCTTCTGCTGCTGCAGGGGACATTCCTGCTGCTCAACAGATTGCTAAGGTTGCAGGTGGATTAGATGCTGCTAATATTATTGTAGAAATGAGCAAAGTTGTTGCTGCAATTCCATCTTCACTATATGGTAAAGAAGATTTATACTTATACGTAAGTTCTAAAGCTGCTAAATTGTATGTTCAAGCATTAGGTGGCTTCGCTGCTAACGGACTTGGCGCAAATGGTGTTCAAAGTATGGGTACGCAATGGTGGAATAACGGAAGTTTAACTATTAATGGTGTTAAAGTGTTCGTAGCACAGGGACAAGTTGATGACGATATGATTGCTGCAAGAACTTCAAACCTTTATTTCGGTACAGGCTTGTTGAATGATACAAATACTGTAAAAGTTTTGGATATGGCTGACCTTGATGCTTCAAACAATGTACGTATGGTAATGAGATTTACCTCAAGTGTACAATTTGGAGTTGCTTCAGATATCGTTACTTACGCATAATCAATTAAATTAATCAATAAAACGAGGGTAGGTAGTTTATCTACTTACCCTTTTTTTTTAAAACAATAAAAAATATGGCGTGCACATTAAACACAGGTAGAAAAGTACCTTGTAAATCAGCATTTGGCGGAATTAAAACCGTATTATTTGCAGACTTTGGAACAATTGCAAGTGTTGCAGTAGATTCAACAAGTAAAGAAGCAACAATCACAAACGGAAGCGCTGCACCTGTTTGGTATGAATACGATGTAAAAGGCAATTCATCTTTAGAAACTACTGTAACAAGTAGCAGAGAGAATGGAACTACTTTTTACACTCAAACTTTAAATTTAACATTAACTTATTTAGATGCTAAGACTCAAGCAGAATTGCAAATACTTGCAGTAGCTAGACCTTACATTGTAGTGGTTGACTATTACGGAAACAGTTTCCTTTGTGGATTTGAAAACGGAATGGAAGCTACAGGTGGAACAGTTGTTACAGGAGCAGCAGCAGGAGACTTAAGTGGATTTACTTTGACGTTCGAGGGAATGGAAGAAACTGCACCTTATTTCTTAGATGCAACTCCAACTGCTTCAGCATTACAAATTGCACCAACAGGAGTATAAAAATACCTTTATTTAGTTAGTAAATTAGCCACTCTTTTATAGGGTGGTTTTTTTTTGTAAATTTACTTTTACAAATATGTAAAATTATTACGTTATATAGATAATATGATTATACTAACTACATCTACACTTGCTCAAACACTCTCAATTATACCTAGACAGTATGATGACAGTAATTTCACAATGTCTATTAGAGATGACAGTACAAATATCACTAAATTATACCAAAATAAATCAGGCACAACGGTAGGTAACTACTTGACTTTTAACAATGTGTTTAACCCTGTTTTGGTTGAAGGTCATTTTTTTGACATACATTTGTACATTGATTACGATTTTTGGAATACAAACAATAGTTTTTGGAATTTATACGATGTTTTATGGCAAGTAGATTCAGGCTTTAAAGAAGATATTTACAGAGATAAAGTATTTTGTACAGACCAAGATATAGACCAATTAAATGACAATGACCATTACCAATTAAACAAAGGTCAATTTACAGAGTACAAAGGATTTGATAATACTTATACAGTACCATAAATATGGAAAATAAAAGACTAAGGAATAACAAAGGGCAATTTAAAAGAGCATCAAAGGTTTCAGAATTTGGATTCGTAAATTTAAGCACTTATACAAGTCCATTGATTAAAGAAGTAAATGGCGAAGATTGGATTGAATACGGAGAAGATAATAACTATTTTCAATACCTAATTGACAGGTACAATGGTAGCCCAACGAATAATGCTGCTATAAATGGAATTAGCCAAGCTATATACGGAAAAGGTTTAAATGCAACAGATTCAAGCAGAAAACCAAATCAGTATGCACAAATGATTTCTTTGTTTAAGAAGAATGTAGTTAGAAAATTGTGCTATGACTTAAAATTAATGGGGCAATGTGCGGTACAAGTAATATATTCAAAAGACAGAAAGACAATTGCTCAAATAGAGCATTTACCTGTTGAAACTTTAAGAGCAGAAAAAGCAAATGACGATGGAGACATTCCTGCATATTACTATTTTAAAGATTGGGTAAATATTAAAAGAAGCGATGTGCCTTTAAGAATACCTGCTTTTGGAATGTCAAAAGAGAACATAGAAATTTATTACATAAAACCATATAAGTCAGGATTTTATTACTATTCGCCTGTAGATTATCAGGGTGGATTACAGTATGCTCAACTTGAAGAAGAAGTAAGCAATTATCACTTAAATAATATACTTAATGGTCTAGCACCTAGTATGTTAATCAATTTCAACAATGGTACTCCAAACCAAGAAGAAAGACAATTAATTGAAAAGAAAATAGCACAGAAGTTTTCAGGCTCAAGCAATGCAGGAAAATTTATACTTGCTTTTAATGACAATAAAGAATCACAAGCAGAAATAACACCTGTACAATTAAGTGATGCTCATAATCAATACCAATTTTTATCTGACGAATCACAATCGAAGATTCAAGTTGCTCATAGAGTTGTATCGCCTTTTTTATTAGGTATAAAAACAAGTACAGGATTTTCAAGCAATGCAGATGAAATTAAAACATCATCATTATTGATGGACAATACGGTTATAAGACCTTTTCAGGAACTTTTAATAGATTCCTTTGATGTATTATTGGCTTATAATAACATCGCCTTAAACCTCTACTTTACGACTTTACAACCATTAGAATTTACAGAAGTAGATAGAAAGATTCAAGACAAAGAAACGATTGAAGAGGAAACAGGTGTTGAAATGGAAAAACTGTCTTTACAAACAATAGATGGTCAACAGGCTTATAACACAAAAGAAGAAGCAGATAATGCAGCAAGAGAGTTGGGTTGTTCAGGCTCTCACGAAATGAAAATTGAGGGCGAAATTTACTTTATGCCTTGTGAAAATCATACGGAACTGAAAGCACCTTGTTGGGATGGTTACGAGCAGATAGGAATGAAGACAAAAGATGGCAAAGAAGTACCTAATTGTGTACCATTATCACGAGAAAAATTATGTTGCTCAAGTGAATCGAATGAAAACGATGATGAAATTGCTGCTCAATTAATTGCTTTAGGCGAAGATATTGACGAAACTAAGTGGGAAGCTATTTTTGAACAAGATGTCGACTATCAAAAAGAAGAAAACATTGATGGAATTATCACAGATTTAAACAACCAAGAAAAAGATAAATTATCTACGTTAAGCAAAATTGTAAATTTAGTAAGTACAGGAAGTGCTTACCCTAACAGCCCATCTTCACAAGATGAAAAAGTAGGAGAAAATTATTTTAAAGTACGGTATTATTATAGTCCACGAAAAGTAGGCGATAATGCTCGTACATTTTGTAGAGCAATGAAACAGGCTAATAAATTATATCGTAAAAAAGATATTATACGAATGGGTACTGAACCTGTTAACAAGGGATGGGGACCGAAAGGAAATTCTGACACATATTCGATATGGTTATACAAGGGCGGAGGTAATTGTCATCATTCGTGGAGACGAGTTACATACAAGAGTAAATTGGCAAAAACAAGTACTAAAAATGCACAAGATATTATTGGTACAAGACAGGCTGCTATTTTAGGATATAGAGTTACGAATCCTTACCAAGTTTCTATTCAACCAAGAAATTTACCGAATAAAGGATTTTTACCTAATAACCCACAAGGATTTTAAAAGATAAAATTATGGCAACAGTATTATTTATCAATAGAACAGATTTAGTTCGGAACTCAATAATTGATGGCAACGTAGACACAGACAAATATATTCAGTTTATAAAACTTGCTCAAGAAATTCACATACAGAATTATTTGGGTACAAAAATGTATGAAGCCTTAACTGCTGCTTTAGTTGATGGAATAGATAAACCTGCAAACGCAAGATGGAAACTTTTACTTGACGATTACATTGTATCAATGCTAATTTGGTTTTCGCAAGTGGATTACATACCATTTGCAAGTTATCAAATAAAAAATGGCGGAATGTTTAAACATCGTTCTGAAAATGCAGACTCAGTTAGCAAAGAAGAGGTTGACTATTTAGTCGAAAAAGCAAGAACAAACGCAGAATGGTATTCAAGAAGATTTATTGATTTTATGGGTTTTAATCAAACTACATATCCTGAATATACAAATAACATTAATGATGATATTTACCCAAGTAGTGATGCAACTTTTAATGGTTGGGTACTATGATTTATAAAGCAAAAGAGAAAAATGTTAAGAAACTTAAAACTTTCTTAAAAAAATCTGAAAACAATAAAACAAAAAAATTAAAGAATGGCAACTCTATTTAATACTAAAATATCTGCTACTTACGAGGGTCTAATTAAGACCATTGATAATGCGGCTATATCTGCAACCTTGAAAGAAATATCTGATGGTGCAGGAAATCAGTCGGGACTTTATATTAATTCGGCAGGTGATTTAAAAGTAAGTGCCGTACTAGAATGGGGTTCTTTAAAAGATACAGGAACAGGGGTTGTTATAACTCGTTTTGTAACATCAACAGATGGTATTGAAAACTTTGACAACAACACTTCATTACCTACAAGTGCAGCAGTCAAGTTATACGTAGATACTAAGTTTGCAAGTTCAGATACTTTACAGGAAGTTTTAGCATTTGGTAATTCAACAAGCGGAAATGATATTGTAGTTTCCACAGGAGATGATATTACTTTTGCAGATTCTAGTAAGGCTTTGTTTGGTTCAGGAAATGAATTACAAATTTTTCACGATGGTTCTACTAGTACTGTGTATAATACCGCAGACCTTTTAACTATTGAAAGTAATAAATTAAGGTTTCAAGGTAGTGGTGGTTTATCTTATATTATAGCATATGATAATTTAGGTGTTATTATAAATTATAATAATGCTAAAAAGTTTGAAACCACAAACACAGGTGTTGCTATTACAGGTAGGATTTCGGGATTAACAGACCCTACATTAGCACAAGATGCTGCTACAAAATCTTATGTAGATAATATAGTAACAATACAAGACTTAGATTTTACAGGGAATTCAGGAAGTGGTGCTATTGATTTAGATAGTGAAATTTTATCTGTTACAGGAACAAATGGAGCAACCACAACAGCTTCAGGAAACAATTTAAATGTAGATACTACTGTTTTACAAACAGGTATTGCAACCAATGTAACAAACATTGCGACCAATGTAGCAGATATAGCTACTAATTCTACAGATATTGCTTCAAACCTTTCTTTAATTAATACAAATATTACTAATATTGCCACTAATGTAACGAACATTTCTAGTAATGATACGGATATAGCAACCAATACGTCTAATATTTCAAGTAATGATGCTGATATTGCAGGAGAGATTGTAAATAGAACAAATGCAGATACTGTTTTACAAAATAATATAGACACAAATTCAGGTGATATTACAACACTTGAATCTGATGTAGTTTATAAAGCAGGTACGCAAACAATAAGTGGTGCAAAGACTTTTTCAAGTGCTTTAACAGGAACAAGTGCTACTTTTGGTGATGATGTAGTTATCAGTGGTTCTTCTAAAGCATTTAAAACAATTGATGGTTCTTATTATAACAGATTTGCTCAACGTGGAGATACTTTAGATTTATCAGCTAATGAAGGTGCAGTAGGTGCAGGAGGGGATATAAGATTCCAAGTAGGTGGAATAGGTGGTGCTAATCAAAAAATGATTATCCAAAGAAGCGGCAACGTAGGTATAGGAACAGATAGTCCTGATACTAAGTTACACGTATCTAATACCACTAAAATAGATGATGCTTTTGGCTTGCTTCTTGTAGAAAATACATCAACAGGAGATACTAATTCTGGTGTTAATGTTAAGAATCACTATGGAACTTCTCAATTTATGCAATGGGAAAATCACGGTTTAAGAATAGGCTCTAGAATACTAAGCAATAGCGGAGTGGGTGATGTTATCTTTACTTCAGGTTCAGATACTGAAAGAATGCGTATTACTTCAGGTGGCGGAATATCCTTTGGTTCTACAGGAACAGCTTACGGAACGACTGGACAAGTTTTAACATCTAATGGAAATGCAAGTCCAACTTGGGTGTCTGCTGCAGGTGGAGTTAGTGGTTCTAATTCAGTTTATGTTACACCGACAGGAACTGCAGCACAAAATGGAGTTTTATTACTAGCGGGACTTACTAGTGCAATTGCTAAAATTGGTAATGTAACTACTCCTGGCTCGAATATTGGTATGCAGTTTTACCAACAGACTGGGCCAAGTTCATATGATGCGTATGCAAATAATTCTGTATCTTTTTCTCCTGGACCACAATATCAAGCTACATTTGATGGTTCTCAAGTATTAATAACTGTTATATCTGTTGGTAATCAGGGACCATCTACTTTTTCAGTTGACATAACAGATTTAAACGGTAACCCAATTTTTTTTCCTGGTGCTCCTGATTTTCCAACTCCTTCAATAACAGTACTAACTCCTTCAACATTAATAATAGCACCAGGAGATTATAGTATAGCATCTGACTTCATATTAAATAATTTAGTCAATGTAACTTCTTTAACTGGTCAAGCAGACGTAAATATAAGCACTAGTAATGTAAAAATACAATCAGGTGCTAATAATTCTAGTCATCCAATTAGTGTAACTGGCTTGAATTTAACTAGTTCTTTATGGATAGAAAGTAATTTATCTTTTTTAACATTTAAAAATTGTGTGGCTATTGGCTCTAATTCATTTAGCATACAACCTAGTGGTACTGGTTCTATAACAGGTGTTTTTGAAGATTGTATAGGTGGTTTTAGGTCTTTTGGTGGTGGTGTGGGAGTTACTGCTGCAGGTTTATTTACAAGATGTAAAGTAACATCTCTAACAACTAATGGCGGAGCATTTGGTGGAAAAGGGAGTACTTCAGGTAGGTTTGAATATTGTGGTGGTGCAACGCGTGATTCTTATGGTGGGACATATATTCCTAGTAGTATGTTTGGTAACGAGGGCGTAAGTTGCTCGGGGTATTTCTATTATTGTATAGGTGGTAACCAATCTTTTGCTTCGGGTAATACAGGTTCAACAAATGCAGAGTTTCATTATTGTATAGGTGGTAACCAATCTTTTGCTTATAGAAATACTAATAATTCAGGTAAATTTTATAATTGTTCTTCAGATGGAAACAATTCTTTTGGGTCTAATCCTTTAAACGGTGATTTAGCTTCAAACGCTAATTACTATAATTGCACAGGTACAACCATCGCTACTAATGCTGTGGGTATTGGAAGTAAATTTTATAATTGCCACGCAACTATAAATTGGAATAATTATAGTGCTGGAAATGGTGGATTAGCATATAACTGTTCGTTTGGTGCTTTTGGTGGACAAGGTGCTGTTTCAGGAACGGGTAAATATAGAAATTGTTTAGATAGTAGTTTTACTATAATAAATCAAGGATAAATAAAAAATAAAATTATGATTAAAGATTTTAAAAAAACTGAGGATAGTGACTGGTCATTATTAGTTAATAATGCACTAAGCGTTGAAGAAATGGAGTTTGTAGATAAAGAAAATAAATCAGATGACGAGTTAATTGCGTTAGGAAATTTATATAAAAAATGTGAAACAACTCCAAGCGAAAGTGATGTCGTAATGTTAGATAAAATTTATAATGGTTTTATAAAAAACAAAGGTTTAGAAGACACTGAAATTAAAATTTCGGGACTTCATATTACTTTAGAAAATGGTTCTATAAGGGGTATTTTTAATTATTTTATTGATAAAGAATTTCATCAACATAGCTTTTAAAAAAAATAACTAATAAATTAATATAATTATATTAACAATCATTATCTTTACATTTAATCATAAATTAAATAAAATGTCCAAAGAATTGAAAATTACAGAAGTTGAGTTAAAAGAATTACAAGACCAAGAACAAAAGAAAGGAGCAATCCTTCACGACTTGGGATTACTAGAAACTCAGAAACATTCATTAAGTCACTACTATGCAGAATTAATGGTAGAACAAGAAAAAGGTAAAAAGGAACTTGAAGAAGTTTATGGTAAAATAAACATAAATCTTCAGGATGGTTCTTACGAATTAATCAAAGAAGAAAATGAAGAAAGTAAGTAAACACATTTCATATAAGGAAGCGACCCATTCAAATTATGCTAAAGAAAATGGCATAAGCAATAAGCCCAAAGCAGAACATATTAAAAATATGGAGTTATTGGCTGAAAAGGTTTTCGAACCTTTGCGTGAGTGGGTTGGACACCCTATAAAAGTTAACTCTATGTTTAGGTCTGAAGAATTAAATACTGCTTTAAGGGGCAGCCATAATTCGAGCCATTTAAAAGGTCAAGCAGTAGACATTACATCTTTAGGTGGAAAAACTAATTTAGAGATGTTTTACTATATAGTTGAAAATTTAGATTTTGACCAATTAATTTGGGAATATGGAGAACAACCAAAATGGTTACACGTATCGTATAAGTCAGAAAAAGAAAATCGCAATCAAATATTGAAAGTTTTAAGAGGTTCAAAATATATAATTTTAGATAAAAATAAAATTTGTAAAAATTGCTAAAATATGCCTATTCCTAAAAAAAAGAGTGGAGAAAAACAGTCGCAATATATGATACGTTGCGTACCTCAACTAATGGAGTTTCATCCAAAGAAACAGGCAATTGCAATTTGCTATAATGAGTATCAAAAACTTAAAGATGAATAACGATTACAAAACTTTAGTTCTGAACTTAGGAACATTTGGAATTTCAATGACGAACATAGATATATTTTTAAAAATTGTTTTATTAACTGTTACTATTTTATACACTTGTCACAAGTGGTATTTAATGAACGAAAATAAAAATAAGTAAATGCCTAAAAAAAAGTTTTCAGAAACTAAAGTTGGTAAATTTTTAAAAAGCATCGGCTCAAATATTTTTAGTAAAGTAGAAACTATTTTACCTAATGATGGATTACTAGGCGTTTTAAAGAACTTGCTTAAAAGTAGTAACACGTTAAGTGAAGAAGAAAAGAAAATGGCTTTAAAGTACCTTGAATTGGATATGCAGGAGATGCAAGAGGTTACAAAGAGATGGGACTCGGATATGAAAAGCGATAGTTGGCTTTCTAAAAACGTTAGACCAATAACTTTAATCTTTTTTTCGGTTTCTTACGTAGCAGGATGGTTTTTTAATTATTCGCTTGAAAACATAACAGGAGTGCTTTCTTTAATTATTGGTGCTTACTTTGGCTCAAGAGGATTGGAGAAAATAAAAACTATTCAGAACTACAAAAAAAATTAAAAAATTCCCAAAGTTATTATTTGGTTATATTTTAGTTTTATATTTAGTTATATTTTTGATATATTTCTAATAATTCAAGTAATAAAAAAATTCGAAGTTATTACTTTTTTCCTAAACAAAAAAATGAGATGGCGAAAAAGAAGATAACAAGAAGCAAGATTGTTAAAAAACTTGATACAATTTTTAGTCAGTATATAAGACTAAAAGATTCAGAAAATGAGTACGCAACCTGTTTCACTTGCGGAAAATCTGACCATTGGAAAAAACTACAAAACGGACACTTTCAAAGCAGAAGACATTATTCAACAAGATGGGACGAAGTAAATTGCCAAGTGCAATGTGCAGGTTGCAATGTATTCAGGCAAGGAGAACAATTTATTTTTAGTAAAAACTTAGATTTAAAATACGGAAAAGGAACTGCAGAGAATCTTCAGATACAAGCAGGTCAAATAATAAAACTTTCAGATTCAGAATTACAGGAAATGATAAAAGACTACGAAAAATTTGTAAAGACCATAATTTAACCGTACATTTGAACGTTCTGTTTTTCAATACTAAAGAGGGTTGGCTTATGCTTACCCTTTTTTCTTGCCTTAAAATTAGGTTTTATTAACTATTTTGTGTATATTCGTGGTATATTAATTTTAAAATCATAAAAATGGAAACACAGGACATCACATTACACAAAGAAATTAAAGTGCTTGAAAAGGCATTATCTCACGCAGTTTACAATGGAGACGCATTTGAACAATTAGATTTGTTTAAAAAGTTAGAGATTGCTAAATCAACCTTAATAAATATAAAATAATGGTAAATACTAATTTTTCGCAGGAAACTGCCCAAACATTAATGGTTGCTTATGAGCATAGAATCGAAGCATTACTTTCTCATATTGAACAACTTAAACAATTGAATGATAAATATTTAAAACTAAAAAAATGAACATTGAAAAACTAAAGGAATTGTACAAGTATTACGAATTAACAAAAGATGACGTTTATAAGCATCAGCACTTTGTTATAATCACTCGACAAGGTATCGAGAAAATTCAAGCAAAAGAAAATATGGCGGTTAATTTTGAAGTCATAAAATGCGAAACCAATTTTGCAGTTGTAAAAGCATTTGCAAGGATTCAGTTTAAAGAAGATGCACAGACGATAGAAACGTTTGGCTCTGCTCTTAAAGGCTTGAGTTTTAAGGATGGGAATTGCAACTCGTGGTATGTTATGGAGATGGCTGAAAAAAGAGCTTTAAGCAGGGCAGTTTTAAAACTTGCAGGTTTCTACGAATTAGGAGTTTTTGGCGAAGATGAATCTGAAGATTTTAAAAGAAAATAATGACTGAAATAGCTATTTGTCGAATATTAGATTTGTTAAAAGCCACTATTAATAAAGGCGGAGACAGAAAAACGATAGAGACGTTAAAAAGGAAAGTCGTATTATTAAAAAAAGAATTATCAATATTAACTAAATAAAAATAGAAAATTATGAGTACATTAATTAATGCAAGTATCAGAGTAGACAAGTTACCAAAGGAAAAATTCATCAAAGGAAAGGATGGGGCAGTTTATTACAATATGACTATATCAGTTCAAGACGAAACAAGATTTGGAAACAATGTTGCTTTTACTGATTCACAGACCAAAGAAGAAAGGGATGCGAAAGTAGCCAAGAATTACTTAGGAAACGGAAAAGTAGTTTGGACAGATGGAAAAGTAACTTTAGCAGAAAAAGAACCTAAAAAGGATTCTGCTGAAAATGTCGGTGCAGTAGGCGAAGACGATATGCCATTTTAATAATGAGAGGGGTAACGGTCTAATACGTTGCCCTTTTTTATTATCTTTATACCTAATCTTTAAAACAGAAAAATTTGAAACAGAACAAACTTGAATTTACAGAAAAAGAAACAGAGCACAATATGCTGATGCAGTTTATTGAACAGGATTGCTTTGTGGACACAAAAAAGAAAATGGAATACCCACCTGTTTGCCTTTCAATGGGCGAAAAGGTTTTAAGGTCAGATAATGGCGATACTATATTACCAATACCAATTGGAACTTATGGTAATTTATCAGTCGTTACTGCCCCACCAAAAACTAAGAAAACTTTTTTTATATCACTATTAGCTTCAGTCTATTTATCAGGCAGTAATATTTATGGCGGAAATATAAAAGGTCACAGGGGCGATGGTAGTTTAGTACATTTTGATACAGAGCAAGGTCTATGGCATTGCCAAAAGGTTTTTAAAAGAGTTTATGATATGGACAAAAATGTTAATTCAGAAAATTATCATACCTTTGGTTTAAGAGCAATAAATTATAAAACGAGAATTAAGTTCATAGAGTACTACCTAAGTCAGAAAATAAATAGACCATCACTTGTAATTATTGATGGCATTGCAGATTTATGTAGTGATGCAAATAACATTCAGGAATCGAACGAAGTTGTACAGAAGCTAATGGAATGGTCCGCTAAATACAATGTTCACATTATCAATGTTATACATCAAAATTTCGGAAGCACTAAATTAGGAACAGGACATTTGGGTTCGTTCTTAGAGAAAAAAGCCGAAACAGTTATAAGTTTAGAAGCAAACACAGTTAACAAAAATTGGGTTACAGTTAGATGTGGCAGAAGCAGAGGTTACGCATTCGATACCTTTAGTTTTGAAGTGAATGAAAAAGGCTTACCAATAATTGTAGGAGACCTATATGACCCACTAAAATAAAATGAAGCATACATTAGAGTTGATTGCGAAGAAGCACCTAATTTGGATTGACATTGTTAAGTCGTTTGGGGTTTCAAATGAGACCGCAGAAGATATCACTCAAGAAATGTATATTAAAATACATAAGACACTTTTAAAAGGAGTGAACGTTAACCTTATGTATAACGGAGAAGAAATAAATTACTACTATATTTTCAAAACTCTAAATTCTGTTTTTATAGACCTTAAAAGAAAAAACAAAAATAACATTGTCATTTCTATGGATGACGTTGGCAAGTTAAATTTTGCTAACACAGAAAGTGATGAGACAGTTGCTTTTGAAAAATCTTACATTAAAGTTCAAGATGCTTTAAAAAAAATGTATTGGTACGACAGAAAAGTTTTCGAGATTATAAATGGCGGAGAGAGCATTGCAGAATTGTCACGAAAATCACTTATACCATATTATTCTCTTTACAACACATATCATAATGTAAAAAGAAAACTAAAAATTATAATAAATGAGGTTTAATGATATTGAACTAATGGCATATTATGGTAAAGAAAATAATAATTTTAAAACAATATACTACTAATGGAAACAACAGGATTGAGTACGCTAATTAAATTAGCAAGTGAATTTAATACAGACTTTGAAAAAGTTGAAAAAGAAAAAATAACAAAACGTGATAAAATAGTTGAAGACTTAAAAAGAGAATTTGACATTAGAAGTTGCGTAGGAATTACCAAATACAAAACAACTCTGCAAGATAATTGCACAGATGACTTTTTACAACATCTAAAAGAGGAACTAATGGATGCTTGTTTATACATTCAAAAATTACAAAGCAAATGAGACTCGGAGACATAGTATTTTACATTACGAAATATACAGGTATAAAATGGCTTGTAGAAAAATATCATAAATATAAAGGAACAAAATGCAAATGTGATTCAAGACGTCAGGATTGGAACAAAATAAAAATTAATAGATGGGAATAAAATTGAAGTTTGAAAAAGAAGATTACAAGGATTGGGGCTTCTTCAGGATGGGAACTAATGATACAATAACTGCAGCAGAGTTTGAATTAGTTTGTCAACTACATTCAAAATATCACAAGCATAGTTATTATAAACCTTGCACCTGCTCAACTAAAATTATTAAGGGTTGGATAAAAGATTTAAATACCATCTTTGACATTGGGAATAAAGAAGATTAAAGAATACGAAAAAGCCTTAGTCTTACTTTTAAACTTAGATGGGTGGGAATTAAAACTTCCTGACAATGACTCTTCAAGATATGACGCTTACGGAACAACTCCAAAAGGCAAAAAATGTGTTATTGAAATGAAATTCAGAAATAAGCATTATGAAGACAAGATGCTTGAAAAAGATAAATACGATGCATTAATGTCTTTAGACGATGACATTGTAAAAATTTATTTTGTAGCAGATACGAAAGGAAACTTTATGTATTGGCTAAATACTTTAAAGATGCCTGAAACGGTTAAAAAATATTGTCCTGACACTACAATGTGGACAAAGAAAAGATTGCTTAAAGACGTTTATTTACTACAAGAAAACGATGCAAGTATAATTAATTTAAATAAAAATTAAAAAATTTATACAAAGATAAACTATTATGTATAAAAAAATCAATTTTCTTTACAAAAGGAAGGTGATATGATAAGATAACTCAGAAAGTTTAACATATAAAATACTTTGTGGATAACTTTATTTGTTTTATATTTGAATGTTGGCAATTAAGTCACGCTTGAAGGAGCGATGAATACTAGGTCAATTTCAAGGGGTTACTTAAACCTTTACACTTTTGATATGTTTGATAATCTAATCACCTCAAGAATAATTGTAAGGGATTGACATTGGTTGCAGTAGAGATTGAAGAATAATAATAATCAGGGGCTTAAAAACCCCTTTTTTTTTATTTTAAAAATAAGTTATTAATAATTTGGTTTATAAGTTTATTTAATGTATCTTTGAATAAGAGCAATAGGAATAAGAACCCCGAGGGACTTGGCTCACCCCTCACTAAAATCAGAACAAAATGACAGAATACACAAAAATTAACTTATTTAGAGCAATCACAGATAATGGTAGCGTAGAAATTACAGTAGTACCTAATGATGAAGCAAACGAATTAATTCGTGAGATTACTTACACAAATTACGAAGAAGCGTTAGCAGACATTACAGGTTTAGAGTATGAGAATGAAATTTACTTTTAAAACTTACGAAGTGAATTGGAAAGATGGAACCACGACTAAGTTTGTCAATGGTAGGATTGTGACAATAAAAACAGAGAAAAATACTAATTTAAAATCAGAACAGATGTTAGAAAGATACAAGCAAAATTTAAGAGTAGACAGAGACGAAGTATGGAGTTATACAACTCACGTAGCAACAATTGCAGGAGGACAACTTATTCAATTAGGATATTGGAGTATGACCACGCAAAAGCATATCAACTATGTTGCGCAACAATTTGACTTAGAATTAATAAAGCCATAATGAGGGGCGAATATGATATGAAGATTACAGGTAGACGAGATGGCGGTTTTAAAATTAGAATCGCTAACTCAAAAACCAAAAAAGCTTCACAGTTTATTGCTA